ATTTGGCTTCTTTCAACGAAAAATTATGTGTGTTGGGATTGCCCGCTTTGCCGGACGTCCCTAGGGATGATGATAAGAACTCCGGCTTCTTCAAGCGTATCATGGAGAAGCTGGACTCTTTCTGTGATAAGAAGACTGAGAACAATAACCATTTAATCAATCTCATAATGAAAAAGGACTATCAGAAAGTCAATGCAATTCTCAATGTGGAAGGATTGGAATTTGACAAGGATGGTAAGGTCACACTTACCGAAGACCAGGTGAAGGCTTTGAACGAGAAGGTGGATGCTTTGGAAAAGGATGCTTCTGACAAGCAGACCAAGGTGGACGAGCTGACCGTTCAGGTAGAGAACTTGAAGAAGGCGGATGGCGACAAGACACCGAAGAACGAAGGCGGTGAAGGTGATGAACCGGAAGATATCTTCAAGGAAGCAAACGAATTGTATAACTCTATCTAATATTTGTGCGTATGGGAAAAGTAATTTTACCGGAAGATTTGGCGAAGACCGCCATCAAGTATCGCAAGACGTTCTTGATGATGGCAGTAATCGGGTTGGCTGAGACAAAAAAGCACATGTCTATACGTCCTGGCGTCCGTTACAAGGAAGTGGTAGGTGAACTCTCGGGAGACATTGAAATCGGTCCATATTCTGAAACACGAGTGGATGAAACGGATGTGAATGTGGCCAAGCGTGAATTGGAGACTTTCTTCGGTTCCGTAGTTCGCAACTTCTCTCCGAACTCCATCTATCAGTCCCTTTGGGGTAGTTCTGTGACCAAAGGTGAGGGCTTGAAGGAGACTGAAATCACCAAGCAGGTGGTTGCCTACTTGATGAAGCAAGTTTCTAAATCCTTGAACAAGAACATTTGGGGTGCAGTACGTAAGGCTGACGGTGACAAGACTTCTGACTTGTTCAATGGTTTTGATACCATTGCAGGCACAGAAATCACTGCCGGTAATTTGTCTGTTGCCAACAAGAACTTGTTCGAATTCGGTGAAACCATCGATAAGAACAATGCCGTGGACTTGTTGAAGACATTCTACCGTTCGGCTGATGATGTGCTCAAGGGTGAAAAGACCAAGTTGTACATTCCGCATAGCATCTATGATGCATATGTGGACGACTATCAGGCAACCGTGGGTGCTGCTCCTTACAACCGTGAGTTCGAAAAGACTTTCCTCGAAGGTTCGAACAATCGTTGTGAGTTGGTAGCTTTGAGTAACAAGGCAGGTTCACCGTACATCCAATTGTCCACTCAGGGCAATATGTTGATTGGCGTGGATCAGGAAAGCGATTTGGAAAAGATTCTCATCGAAAAGCATGCGGCATTCGTGTTGCAGTTTATCGTGACCATGTTCTTTGGTGTTCAGTACGAAAGCATCAGCAAGGAACGCTTGTTGGTGGGTAAATTGTTTGCTGGTTAATAAAAGGAGGACATTATGAATAAGTGTGATTCTGTAGATTTGTACAGCTCGTTGGATTTCTGTGAAGGACAAACCGTCCTTCCAGGCATCCGCAAGAAGGTTTACTTCCAGAAGAAGTCAAACATTGCAGGTTGGCCGAAGCTTCCGGCTTTGGCTGAAGGTCAAACAATGGCTGGATTGGCCACTTATGAAGGCAACTTCACCATGGCGGCCGACAAGAAGTGGTTGACCTTGAAGAATATGGATTCCAAGTCGGATGTGAATTGTGAGACACAGGGCGAAAAGCCTTCTGTCACTCATCTGAACAAGGCTTCCATCGTCCATCCGGGTACCGAAGAAGAAGCGGCCGGTTTCTGCCGTATGGCTGCAGCTGATGATTTGGTGTTCTTGGTGCAGCAGCGTAACGGCAAGTTCCGTGTGTTGGGTTCTGAAGAATTCGAAACATTGGTGAAGCCTGCTACAGCTTTGGGGCAAGGTATTACCGGTACGGCTGGTACTACCCTTGAAATCGAAGCGACTGATGTTTGTCCGGCTCCGTTCTATCCGGGCAAGATTGAAGCTGAAGAAGGCGATATCAGCGGAAAGGACGGTTCGGCATGGAGTGAAGCTGCAGCAGGTGAATAAATTGTTTTATTGTTCGTAACATAGCAAAGGTGGTGGCGGTGGTTGAACCAATGCCACCACCTTATTTAATAGTAGTAATATGGATCATAAATTGACAGAGAAGATACAGAAGTATTTGCAGACAGAACCTGCAAAGCGTAATGTGGTGGAGGGTGCAACCTTGTTGCTCTCGCTTAATCGTAACCGAATCCTTTTTCAGAACGTGATGCGTCGTCCGGAGAAGTTTGCCGACAAGGTGGAATATGAATTGAAAAAGCATCTGAAGATTCGTCTGGACGACAAGACAATTGCCGATGTGGCTGCCATGGACAGGGCGGTCGTTCCGATGGCACAGGAAACCATCAACAGACGTTTGGACTTGGTGGCGGAACAAACGGAGGATGTGGATACCGTTGAAGAACTTCAGACAGCTGTTAAACATGCGGGCAAGCGTGCTGATCACGATGAACTACCCGATGAAATCAAGGATTTGTGGGCGCAATCGGCGGAACTCTGGTTCAAGATAAAGGAGACCTTCGAAACGCTCAAGACCATGGAGGCTGCACCTCCTTGCGACCGTTACGAGTATCTGAAGATTCTTGATGAAGCGGATAAGCAATACCGTGCAAATATGGCGAAGTACGATGCTTTCGCTTTGGGTGGTGAAGTGGAAGCTGGTGAACCTAAAGATATGGACCCGGCTGAAATCGCCAAGAAAGTACAGGCAGCCCGCAAATATATTTCGGACAACAAGAAGAAGTTGGCCGAGATGAAAGAAAGCGATGATTATCCGAATGCCAAGTATGATGCTTTGCGTGACAAGGTGCAGGAACGTTTCAACTACCTGATTGAAACGGGCAATTCCGTTTCCGAGGACCAAGTGACTGAATTGAAAGAATTGGGTATCGTGGTTCAATGATAAAGCTGGTCAGACAAATACTGAAACCGTTGTCCGATGCGCCGTTGCAGGCGTATCTGGACAATCGGGTGCAGTTGTTTGACATTATCGAGTACATCTTGACACAAACGGGACCGGCTTCTATCTACATCTCTACTTTCTCCACTTCTGAAGAATTCTTGCGGAGAATCTTCAAGTTAAGGCAGAAAGGGATGCTGACTTCGGCGGTCATGCTGGCCGACTTGAAGGCTTCACGTTAGACGGTCAATCTGTATCGGTTTATCTCAAGTGTGTTCGATGATGTCTATTTGGCCGAGAACCACAGTAAGGTGATATTGATACACAATGCCAAATGGTATGTGTCGATATGCACTTCACAGAACCAGACAAGGGGCAATCGGACGGAGAGTGGAATGATATCCACCTCTCCGGACGTTTACTCCAAGCTTCTTTCACAATTCTCTGATATAGTAAACAATCATTCAATTTTGTTAGATGGATTATTCAACGGAACAACTTCAAAGGGTGAGTGAACTCGCGGGGTTTCTCACTCCCGTCAGCGATATCGCTGTGATGATGGGTGTCGATGTCGATGTGCTGCGCATCGATATTCGTGACCGTTCATCATCCGTTTCATTGGCTTACTACAAGGCCAAGGCAGAAACGGCACTCAAGCTTCGTAAACAGGAACTGGAGTTGGCCAATGTAGGTAGTCCGTTGGCTGTGCAGCTTACCAATGGTTATTTGTTGAATATGGATTCAGATGAAGATTTATAGTTATGCCGGTACCAGCAACAATTGATGTCTGTCAGAAGTACCTTTTTGCTGATGTCAGCGAAATGGTGACTGACGGGATTCCCGAACTGATTCAGAAACGTCTGATTCGGCTTCGGGATATGTATAATCTTTGGCTCCAATTCCCACGCAAGAAGGACTTGGAGATTGTGGGTGAACTGGAACGGAGATACAAGATTGGCAAGTCGGCGGCCTATGAGGATGTGCGTATCATCAAGAGGCTCTTGGGTGACTTGAACAAGACTACCAAGGACTATCACCGTTTCAAGTTCTGTCAGATGATTGAGGAGACTTACGAAATGGCCAAGCGTATCAAGGATGCTCGTGCCATGGCGCAAGCCACCAACTTCTATGGCAAATATACCCAACTGGATAAGGAAGATATCCTCGATAAGGGTTACGACAAGATTGTGGTGCAACCGTTCGAACCGACGGATGACCCGAGTGTGATTGGCATCAAGGCTATCCCGAACATCCGTGAACGCATCAAGTCGAAGATTGCCCAATATTGGTCTGAAGATGTTGAGGATGTGGATTTCGAAGAAGTGGAGTTCAATGAAGAATCTATTTTTAATCCCCCGATAAAGAACGATGAAGCAGTACTTTAATGATCCGCAGATGGAAACGATGTACACGGCTGCCAAGGACACGGTCTTGGTGGGTGGCCGTGGTATTGGTAAGGGGATTGTCCATGCGGCATGGAATCTGCGGAACATGCAGCGTATGCCCGGTAGCATTACAGGGATTGTCGGAGCCAATGGTAAGCGTGTCCTGACGAACACGCTGCCTTCCATGCTCATTCATTGGGAGAACTGGGGCTTCAAACGCGACTTGCATTGGACCGTGGGACGAAAGCCCCCACAATCATGGGGATGGGGCAAGCCACTGTTTGAGCCCGAGAATTGGGAGAATATCCTTTCTTTCTATAATGGTTCCATCGGATATATCATCTCTCAGGATAGAAGCGGTACCTCCAACTCCCATTCGTATGATGCAATCGACATCGATGAAGCCAAGTTCATCAACTTTGACCAGTTGAAGGACGAGACGCTTCCTGCCAACCGTGGAAACAAGCAGCACTTCGGACACCATTTCTTTCATCATGGTATGCTGATATCTTCAGATATGCCTGTAACGAAGAAGGGCTCCTGGTTCTTGGAGTATGAAAAGAAGTGTGATCCCGAATTGATAGAGGTCATTCAAGGCACGGTGTTCGAGATATGGAGACTCAAGAAGAAAGTGAAGGAGTTGCAAGCGTCGGGCAAGGAAGTGCCGGCTTACATGCGTTCCATGCTTCGCACCTTGAATCGTGACCTTTGCCGGATGCGTTCGGTTGCGGTCATGTATAAGGAGTATTCTTCTATATGGAACATGCAGGTGTTGGGCGAGAAATGGGTGAACGAAATGAAACGTGACCTTCCTCCGTTGACCTTCCAGACTTCTATCCTCTGCAAGCGCATCGGTATCGCTAAGGACGGTTTCTATTCGTCCATGACGCATCGGCATAAGTATCAGGCATCGAACTTCGATTATCTCGATAGCTTGGAGTACAAGTTCGACAAGCTGAAGGAGCCGACTTGCTTGGCCGATTCGGATGTGGACCCGTCCATGCCGATATGTATAGCCTTCGACTTTAACCGCAACATCAACTGGTTGGTAGCCGGACAACCGCAAGGCTCGAAGCTACGGGTGCTCAAGTCTTTCTTTGTGAAGTACGAACGGAAGTTGCCCGAATTGGTGGCCGATTTCGTGAAGTACTATCGTCACCACAAGACCAAGAAGGTGGTGTTCTACTATGACTCCACGGCTCTTGGTTCCAACTATGCGGTCAATGACCAGGATTTCAAATGGGTCATTGAACATGAGTTCATCAAGCATGGTTGGCAGGTGGATGCGGTGTATCTGGGCAATCCGATGGGACATTCCGAAAAGCATCTCCTTATCAACCGCATGTTCTCCGGACAAGCCAATCTCATGCCGATGTTCAATGTGGAGAACAATGATGACCTGCTTATCTCCGTTCAGACTGCCGGTGTCTATAATGGTGGCAAGGATAAGCGAGGTGAGAAGCTGGCCGAGACGGATGAAGACAGGCTGGAGAGCCGCACCGATGGTAGCGATGCTTTCGATACCCTTTGTATTGGTTGTGAGAAGTTCCCTAGGATTCACTTCCAGACATTTGTTACTTCTTCTTTTTAGGTAATCACTTTGATAGCGGTAAACCGTGCATCTCACGAAGATGTGCGGTTTCTTTTGTGCGCTTACCGCCGTTTGTTGTGATTCTTGTACATATTCCGCAAGCCTAAAAGAAGGTGATGAGATTTTTTGCGTAGGGCGGTGGGGGGAGGGCTCCGCCTCTTCCGCACTCCGTGCGGTCAACTTGAGGGGTAAAATGCTGATTTTGGGGTACTTGTTGTTTTGAGGAGCGGAATCTTGAAATAAATCGGAGTTTTCAAGGATGGTTTGCAGAGGTAATCTGTTGAATTTGAGCCCTTTCCGCATATACAAATATACGAAAAATGTCTGAATTGGCAAAACAAATAGTGATTTAATTACTTGATTTTTAATGCTTCGTTATATTCTGAAATATCGGGCGCCGCGAAAAGTCCAAGCGTATGCGGTACCCTACATACCCTTGGACTTTTCGCGGTTAAGCGGTAGAAAGCAATGCTTTCTGTTGATTGCCCTGTTGTATGTCACTGAGATACTCTAAAGGGTATCACGGTTCCGTACATCAGGATTCCGTACACGGAGATTTGCTCTACTTGTTCTGCTCTTCGCCCTTGTGCCTTTCCCAATGGCTTCGGTGTGTCGCTTTTCACGACTGCAAAGGTATATGTTCTGCTCCAGCTGCCAAGAACGGGCGATGTCCGCTTAAAAAATCTCCACTCTTCAAGTCGTATTCAAGCCGTTGGTTTTAGGCGGATTCTTGTCGTGCTCTCTCTGAACACCTTTTGATGCAGTGTAAAAAGGCGAAACAAACCGAAGCGATAGTGACGGAATAAAAAAAAGCTCAGAGCAGGTAGAGCAAAAATAAAAAGGCTTACACCCTCAGCTTCAAGTTCAAGAATAAACCTAAAAATCATAGAGTATGGCAGCAAAGATGAATGAAGCCTATATGGCGCAGTGGCAGAAGTTGATGTTTTCTTTCTTCGACTATCTACCGACCAAGTATGAAGCAAGCAAAGAAGAGTGGAAAGTCCGCAGATTGGTTTGGGACTTCAAGAGCGGCAAACGTAGTTTGAAAGTGGCGGAATTGGTAGCAAAGCAGATTCGCAAGCAGTTTGGTGCGGAATGTACGGACCTTTGTTTGGCTTGTATTCCTGCAAGTACGGCAGAAGCAAATGAGATACGATACAAAGAATTTGCGAAAGAGGTGTGCCGCTTGACAGGTGCGAAGAATGCCTACAATGCCATCCATATAGAGGGTGCAAGATTGGCGATTCACGAAACCAAATGCAGCAAGAAAATTGAAAAGGTGCAAGTCATCAAGTTCAAGGAACGCTTTTTCAAGGGGAAAAAGGTGCTGCTCTTCGATGATATTTTGACACGAGGTTTCAGTTATGCCCGATTTGCTTGTGAATTGGAAAGCTTCGGAGCGGAAGTAGTGGGAGGTTATTTTTTAGGTAGAACATTAATCAAATAAGGACATGAGAACACTTTTTGATAACGATATGAGAACCTTGAATGAAAGCGAGTTGATATATAAGATAACCAACCGCAAGAAAGTAGAATTGATGGATGATTTCACGTTTGACGATGTGATGAACCAACTGACACCGGGACGCAAGGAGGTAGCAACGGCAGCCGTTGAACTTTACATCCGATTGAAAGCCAAAAAGGAGGAAGCCCCGACAATCACCCACGCAAAAGACGTGTATAACCAAATGGTTGGCTTGATGGCTAATTTGTCGGTAGAGGAATGTTGGTGTATCTTCCTGAACCAAGCAAGCCGAACCATCAAGAAACAGCGGATTTCTAAAGGTGGTTTGACGTGTACGGCAGTCGATGTTAGGGTAGTGATGAAAGAGGCTCTTTTGTGCGGCGCATCGGCTTTGGCTTTGGTACATAATCATCCGAGCGGTAGCACCCGACCAAGTCGAGAAGATGATAAATTGACTAAGGAACTGAACACAGTTTGCCAACTGATGAACATTCGGATGGTTGACCACGTGATTGTGACGGATGGCAGTTTTTATAGTTATGCCGATGAAGGCAGAATCTGATAGGGTGGGCGAGGCGGTCGCCCATTCTTTTTGCGAGCACGCTCGCAAAAAGAATGGGACCCGTTTGTTTGGTAGGGTGGTTAATTTTTCCGTTTCTTGAACCACGGAGGAGAATTTTTTGTTTAATAATTGATTTATTTCTATTATTTCTTTGTGAATAATAGAAATATTTCTATCTTTGCAGTGTCTTAATTAATAAGTCTGTGAAGATGAAGTATAAAGAATTTCATTTAAAAATCAGAAAGGCTGGATGGAAATACAGCCATGCTGAAGGAAGTCATTACTTCTATTTAAAAGATGGAGTGCTATCTGTTCCGGTTCCCTACCATGGGGCGAAAGAAATGCCGGAACCTCTTCGGAGAAAGATAGCAAGGCAGTTAGGACTATGATGGGGAGGGGCTGTAAGCCCCACCCTTTCTAAAAAACAAGATAATATTTAAAATAAACGGATTATGGAAAAATTGATTATTACCATTTGTGCAAGTAAGGATAGCTTTGGGGCTTATTCAGAGAATTGTGACGGTATATTTGCGGCTGGTGATACTCTGGAACAATGCAAAAAAGATGTGGAGACGTCCATTGAACAAATTAAACGTACACAACCTTATGAGAATTGGCCGGAGATAATCAAGGGTCCGTATGAAATAGAATGGTGCTATGATGTGGAATCTTTGTTGAACCACTTCAACAAATTCTTCACTTTGGCCGGTCTTGAACGCATCACTGGCATACACCAGAAGCAATTGTGGTCGTATATGCATGGTCAGACAAAACCGCGTGCTGCACAGAAAGAGAGAATTAGAACTTCACTCTTTTCCTTTGCTAAAGAACTATCTTCGTTTTCTCTTTTGTGATAACGGATTATTAATTAAGACCCCTGGCCCTACCTATATTGGTGGGGCTTTTTATAATAATCTACTATGTTGTTTTTCTTGTTTAAGTTATATTGGATAGAGGTGTATAATTTTAGCTATGATATGTTTTGTTGTAATTCCTGTAATAATATTGATTTTGGTTATCTTTTTTAGATGCCTTTCAAAGAATGATGTGGCAGATTATAAACCAAAGAAGCCTGTACAGGCTATTGGTAAATCTGATGAAAAGTTTGAGCCTAATTTGCAAGAACCAAAAAAGGTTTGTGAGAAAGAATATAAAATAGTAAACTTTGCAGTAAAAGGTACAATTTATCGTTCGTCATTAGAAGTTCAGATTGCTAAGAATGTAAAAGTAGGTGATATGCTTTTGTTGAAGCACGAATCAAATAATCCGAAGGATGCTTATGCAATGAAAGTGCTTACTACAACGGCTGCTCATATTGGTTATGTTGAAAAGCAATATAGCTTTCTATTTTTTAGATTGCTGAAATCGATAGACAAGTGTGTTGTTACTAAAGTGACGAATGATGATATACCTTTCATATATGTAGATGCTTATATTGAGAAATCGGCATATTTCCGTATGAAGTATGAATCTTTGGATAAGATTGAA